TTGCCCCACTTGGAGCTACCCATTGCATTTTTCTTTCTGACCACTTAATACCTGGATATACTTTAGGATAAATTTCCTGACTTTTCCAAATAAGTTCTCTTAGTTCTTCTGTTGTATGTCTTAATAACAACCCACTAAACTGTGGGTGAGCCATATAACGTAGTGGATCGGCTAACATAGCATAGGATTTACCACCTCCTGCTGCTCCACCATATAAAACTTCTCTTTCACCTGCTGCTAAGAATCTAGTTTGAGGCCCAACATTAGGTTTAAATATTACATTCTTTTCAGATAAGTCTAAACTCTCTATATCTTCAAACTTATCCTGTACATTCAGTTTGGGTTTGGGTTTCTTTTGTACTTTTTTCTTTACAGCCTTTGGTTTTCTCGTACTTTTTCGCAACGGAGATTGCCTTTTCGAGCCTTCTGGCCCATTCCCTAAGTGCTTGAGATCTCCTTTTGGTTCTTCCTTCATCTTTTATTCTTTTTAATAATCCTGTATGGGATATATATCTTCCTGTAACTTTCTTTAACCATACTGCTACATGTCTTGATGAGTATCTTTTTATATACTGCTTTGCCTGTTCTAAAGCTTTTAGCTCCTGTGGTATAGGATCTAAAACATCAGGATCTGTTTCCGATACCTTATATCCAAATGGTATATATTTAGATCTCTTTAGATAAGGAATCGGTACAAATGAATCATCATCATATGCTTCCTTTGGCTGTGGTAAAACCCAAGTGCCTATATCAGGAAGCTTCTCTCTCATCACTATCTTTAGGTGGCAATATCATTAAACCATTACTAGCTTCTACTTGTAGCTTTTCTGTTTTAACAAGTCCTACTCTATCTAGTAAATCTTTAGCAGCAGTAAGCTTATCTTTCATACCAAGCTCAGTAGGTTCAACCATACCACTAACAATTGACATAGCTGCTCTAGGGGCATTTCTTGCCATGTATAATTGAGTAGCTTCAACTACTTCTTCTTGTTCTTCAACCACTTCTTCTCTACCTCCACCTTGAGCTTCGG